TTTCGACTTGTCGTTAATATAGTAATTGCCGTATCGCTCTGCCATATAAAATATTTATCCCGCAAGGTGAGTTGCGGGATAGGTGTTATACAATGTATATTGTAAAATTAGATATTAGACCTTTAGCTCCCAATATTGATAAGCAATTGTTGCTTGGAATGAAACTACCTCACCGTTGCCCTTCATATCAAATGCAAGTTCACCACATGATGTAGGATATGCACCAACCAACTTATATTGACGGAGAATTTTACCGTTTTGGCGAAGTAGTGCTAGAGTAATTACATTTCCTTCGCGCATTTTATAATCACCACTACTTTTACCAACATCTTGGAAAATATGTCTCGTCCAATCTTCAAAAAGTTGGCGGATGATATTTTCACCATCAGCTCTAAATGTAATATTATACGCATCAGAACCAGGATATTTTGCAAGACCTGGTAGATTGAAGTCTAGTCCCATATATGGTGTAGGTATATTAGTAATATTACGTCCAGGTAGGTTCGCTGTCTCGGCATATACAAGATCATCGGTGTGCACGTTGGGCAAACCGGTACCTACCATGCTTTGAACTCTAAAGTTGTGATTCCTTGTAAAGTCGCGGATTTGTGCGACTCTAAAGAAGTCTGTTATTCCTTGATTTGCTGCGTTGTTACTCATAGTATATAATTATTTATTGTTAGGCTGTTAATTCACTAAAGTCTTGACCAGTTCTTGTTGCATAAAAGTTAACTAGTATAAACTCAGCGGCTCGCACCGGTTTGATATAAATGTCAACAATTAACTCATTCTGATCGATTCTGTCAGGTGTGTTATTCCTTTCATCACAAATGATTAGGAAATCATACATACCCTCGGTATTCTTTACATAATTAAATGCTGGTGTCAGGTTATTTACAACATTCGTTCTCGTTATTACCGTGTTTGGCTCGAAAACGTAGAACTTCATCGATTTTCTTACAAGTTTTTCCAAATATAAGAACAATCTACGTACATTAATGCGATCAAAAGCGCTTGGCTTCTTAAACATTGTTTTCTGTCCCCAAACTACCATACCCTCATTCGGGAATTGGTGTACCGGGTTCATACTAATCTTGTATAATTGGTCTCTATGCTTTTGTGTCGGTAATACAGCGAGATCATTTACACCGAGGAACCTTCCACGGGTAAATCCAGCTGGGGCCCACCATGGGGCATACACCGAATCACTATTTGCCATCATTGCTGCAGCATATCCTGAGAATGGGCACCACATATGGCGGTCAGTTGACCCGTCATAACACCTACCCCAGTTAGCATATGTTGTTGAGAAGCTCGTATTCATGGCACCAAACACATGGCGTAAAGGCCAGTACACAAACTGTGTAAATGTGCGTGTCTTGTCAGCAAGAACCTTCTGATTTGTTCCTTGTACAAAAATCCACCGAGGAGCATCTGCTATAAACAAGTGATCCTTACGTTTGAACTCTGCAAAGTTGGCAAACTCATTCCAGACTGTACGATAATTTTGCTGTACGGTATATCCATTATGAGATGCATCTAAGCCTTCCCTTATTTGGAATAGACCTGTACTAGTACTACCAGTACCAATATCTACATAACGCTCATCATCGAACGTATCTGTACCATCACCATTACTACTTTGGTCTTGTGAACCACAATAAATTGTACCTAACCCTGCTTCAACCGATATATCAATATCGACAAGCTCGGTATTCTCAATACTTCGAAGAACCCTATTAAGCTTTGTTGGTACTCCACCAATAACCTTATTCATAGGATTGGATTGCTGGAATGTTCCAAGAGGTACCAAACAATCGGCGTTACTCATCTGGCCAGCGATTGCATTCAGAGCGTGCTTGGGTACTCCAAAATTGCCGGACAACGTTTCACTGGTAGCATCGGCAATAGCCCGAGCAGTAAGTATTCTAGCTTTCTTGTTCGGATTAATACTAGTACCAGTTATCCACGGACCAGATTTCTGATGAATATATGGGTTAACAAGCACTTCAATATTACCTGATTGATCTTCAACTGAACCTAAGAAGAATGTACTCGGTGAACCACCATTTGGATTTTGTAGTAGTCGATAACTATCCAGCGAACCTAGATAATCTTCAGTTACTGAAAAGTCAAGCTTGACTGTATCAGTTGAAAATACCGATGTCCGAAGTTTAAATACGCCCAATGTCAGTGTATCATCAAATTCATCTGTATTAAGGTCAAATGTCGGTACATTTTCCAGTACTTCGGAAACACTACCAGGATTTTCTGTCGATGTACCCGACAAAGTAAAGTTCCTTCTATTATTTGGTATTGTAAGTGTCAAATCCTTGCTAGTTTCACTAACACTTACGTGGTTAAGTATACCATCAAAATCTGTTGCAGGGTTATGTTGTGAATTATCTACCATTCCAACATAATAACCTTCATACTTGTCATTAATTGTCGTTTTAGCTTTATTTACAACAATCATACCTGCTCTGCCCCACGTTGACTTGGTGGAAGTAAATGTATGAGATGCCTTTGCTGATGCTGACCAAGTAAAATTACCTGAATGTAGATCCTCGTACAACTCTTTGCTAAGCTCTATCAATGTTGGCTTACCAATAACATAAGCACCATCACAAGCGGAAAGCAGTCGACCGGAAGTACCGGAAAGACCTTCGGAAAAGTTGGCATCACCAGCAGCTGATAAGTTGTGCGTTAACGCCGTGTCAGCTGCCATAGTTACTGCAACCGGGTAGAATAATGCAGTATAAACATCACCAAACCCAAGGCCTGCACCAGTGCCGTATGGTAGACGGGTTGCTAGTACACGCGCATCACTATTAAACACAGCTTTAGCTGTATTATGAAAATATCTTTCAGCTGGGTTGGTAGGTAGCCCGTAAACCATCTCAAATTCACCAAGACTGGTGAGCTCAAACACTTCGTCTGTAGGACCTTGGTGTGCGAAACCGGGTATTAAAACTGATGTACCAACTGGTATAACTGGTCTCAAAGATAGATCAACTTCGCTAATCTGTACGCCTGGGCTTGATATTGTACGTGCCATAATCATAATTATTTATCGTATTCAGATCAATTTTTTCGTATGGAATATAAATATTTACCCCGGGTAAGTCACCGCTATTCACACAGCGACGGTGACCAGGTAATTGACTATGAAATTTATATGCAACGTTGAAAATAGTAAATGTACAGGGGTATATAAAATACAATGCATAGAGAATGGTAATTACTATATTGGTGGTGCATATAGTAGTCGAGGGTTCTCAGGTCGATTCTCAAGTCACAATTATCTACTACGATACAATAAACACTACAACAAACAATTACAAAATATCTACAATAAATACGGAACAGACAGCCTGATATTCACAATACTAACTACTTCTAAAAATATAGAAACTACTTCAATATACGAAAAACGGGAAATACTAAAGAATATTAAAGATCCTAAGTGTATAAATTTATTTCACGGGTCTATAGGTGAAAATTGGACAAAAGGTAAATCCTTACAAGAAATAAACGAGGTTTACAAAAAGAGGGTGGAGCGATTGACGACGGAATTTTGGGCTCTAAGAAATTATGCACATATAACAACACTATCTAATACTCCAGCATACATTAAAAAGAGTAGAATAAAACGCCATACTCAATCATATAAGCAAAACAGATGTAATCACAAAAATTATAAACCTATTAAATTAGAAATTATTAGTCCTGATAATACATCGTATATCATAACCTGTGATACAGAGAAAGATTTTTTTAAAAAGACTAAATTAGAATCAACCACATTATCAAAATTAAAACAAAATAAGACCCATACCATCAAAAAAATCATACCATCAACAAAGCACAAATTTAAAAAGGGTACTAAACTGCTTATTATAGAAGATTGACCAGCATTTGCGAAAATGAGAATGAGAATGATGTTTCTAACTCGCTCGGGTCACGGTGACTATAAGATATTTGTCCTAATGAAACAGGGAAAGCTTTTGTATATGTAAATTGTACAGTGTTTTTATTAAATTCATTTAGACCAAATATAGTTATATCTGTTTGATAATGCATCATAAGTGCTTCCGGCATTTTAGAATCTGTCAATCGTATCTTTTTGTCAAATGCTTGATTTTCAGCTGAACTATTTTCTGTATAATCATATACAGAATTTTTTGAATCGTTTAATATATCTAACCATCGCCATATGTACCAATAATTGTTAAATTGGTTATCAATAGTAAAATTAACTGTAATATCGCTATATTGCTCTCTAGCATGAGTTGATACTTTCATGTGCTGACCGGCATAAGGTAAATTTGTACTAGGTACACTAACTTCAGGTACCACTGACCCATATATAGAAAACTGTAATGTGTCAGGCATAACCTTTTCACGACTTTTGTGATGTGTCCGCCTTTCAGTTTTTGTCGATTCGCCTTTTAGAGCATCAGGTACATTTAACACGAGAAGAAACTTATCTGCGCGTGCCTTATTGTATATAGCTTGTTTTACTTTATCTGCCATTAGTAATTACCTCCTAAATATATATCCTGTTCTCCCCATTCATTCATCCACTTTTCATCCAAGGGATTTACCACTTTCCACCCCTTTTCTTTTAAATAGTCTACATCATTAGGTTCCTTATCACCATCTAACTTCTGTGTATTGAATAATAGTGGTAAAGTATTATTGTTTGTACCTACTATCTTTTCATTACTGTATATTGATAGTGGGTTTACAAATTCTCGTGCCCCATAATCAAGGAATCTTAAAGTAAGCGGTTTTTGGTTATCATCATATTCAGTAATTTCATAATAACGCTCTGTTACCGAATTTTCTAAAACAATTAATGCCCATATAAGAGACATAACTCTGTCATCTAAACAACTAAGTTCCCTTTTAGCAGCCCATGTACCGTTCGGGTACCTAACAAATGTTTTTAACTCATTGATTGTTTGTATATCGTTCAATTTGATTACATTGAGCTGATTTATCCAATACCTCATATTCATAACACCTTTATATTTCGTATTAGTATGAGCTACAACACCATTACGTGCGTCATATTTTGCTTTCTTAGTATTATTAGGGGCAAAATTGATCAAATTTACATAACCGAACTGATTTACAATATTATCAACAACTTGTGCACCGCAATTATTGCGTTCAATGGCTACCGTTGGAGATCCCCAGTGTTGTAATATTTCATGAAGTTTTGCTGTAAACTTATATGGTGAAATTGCATTATTATGATATACAGCAACTTGTTCGATATTTGTTAAATCAGTAATGTCTAGTATTTGTATAACTGACGCATTTTCACCAACACCTTCAGCAATATCAACACCAACAGTGTATATATGGTCTTTTTTTGGTTCTTGCCACAATAGATAGTTACCTTCATCTAAAACAAACTCTGGCTCTGTTACGTCTTGTTTTAATTTATCAAACAACTCATCACCAAGTACAGATTCACCAGTTTGAAGAAATACATTTCCAAATTCTTGATTAAATGCATCGACGCTGCCTAATGCATTTAGTGTGTCTGCTTTCCATGCATCGTCACGCCCAGGTATTTCCCACCAATCAACTCTTTCTGCCTTCCAGTTAGTCTCTTTTTTTTCTGCACCAGTATATAATTGGTGAAATAAATTATCTGTACCATTAGGAGTACTTGCTATAAAAATTTTAGACTTTTTCGAAGATGATATAATAGGGAATACGGATCTCCAAAACGGTGTTACTAGGTGATTATCAATAAATGCGAGCTCATCCAAAATTAGCACATTACAACTATCACCACGACCAGCATCTGATGACGTTGTTGAAATCCCTATACTTGACCCGTTACCAAGCACCATTGACGTCTTACCATACTCAACAACACCTGGTTTGAGGTAATTAGGCAACATCTCATACGCCATACGAACTCTTCTAAAGATGTTAATAGCAGTCTGTTCTTTGTTAGCTACGATTAATACACGTTGATCATCTTGAAAACATGCAATCCACAGACAGTATATCGTCATTAATGTTGTTTTACCGATCTGTCTACTAGCTAATAGGGACACAAAACGGTGATCTCTTAAACTCCGTAAAACACGCTTTTGGCATTTATATAGATGAATAGTCTCTTTACCTCTATCTAAATTAACAATAAAGAAGAACTGCTCTGCGAAGAATAATATATTCTTTTTACATTTTTTTAGATTATGAAGCATCTCCGGAGTCCATTCGAATTCCGCATCCGGCCTAGGTAACTTTTTATTACCTAGATAGCATCGATTATCTGAATCTCCATGAAAGTTTTCTTCTTTATTTTTGCCCATTACTATAAATATTTACATGCCAGTACGACATTTCGATGAAATTGGAGAGCTTTATTCTAATAATATAAAGCCAGTTACCGATGAACAAATATTAAGCGAAGAGACTGTAGGGTCACTCCCACAGGATGGATTTGCGCACGCCAACAAAAAAATTGCTACAGACAAAGCATTTAATGACGCAGGACCTGAAGCTGCTGAGAACTTTGAAGCTTCTCCTAATGATACCAATAAGAAGAAGAGTAAGAAGTCTGCTTATAACGAGGAAAAGCTTTCTAACCCTGTCGTACATGAAAAGAAAAATTTAAAAGAAGTATCTGCTAAAGACAAAGAAGGTAAAAAATTACTTAAAGGTAAGAATGATCCAACAGTTGCAAAAGAAGGTATAATGGATGCTGCTAAAAGTGTAGTGACCGCTCCATGGGAAGTCGTCAAAGGTGTAGGCAAGGCCGTGGCTGCGGTACCTGTAGGGATGGCCAAGAGCGCGGGCAAGCTTGCCGTAGCTCCAGCTCAAGCGCTTGGGTACGAGAAACCTGAAGCAGCAGTAAACGCCTCAGCTAAACCTGGAAAACGAATAAAGAAGGTAAAAGAAAGCGGGAAAAGGCTAGCGAGAGAAATAAATAATTCTACAATGAAGGAAAATAATAATAAATCAACTTTTGATCGTCTTTTCGAAGACGTAATGGGTGAAGACTTTGAAGAATTCGGTGATGACGCTGGTGTTGAAATCGGTGGCGTTGAAGGTGAAGAGGGTATCGAAGATGAAATCAGCGATACAGTAACTCTTGAGCTTCCCCGTGATCTTGCTGAAGGTCTTCATGAGGCTCTAATGGACCAACTCGGTGGAGGTGACGAGCCAGAAGATAGTCTAGAAGATCTAGGCGACATCGATGAGCTAGAAGGAGAATCGGTAGAAGAGAGCCACGTTGAGCTCCAAGCCGCTCCGGAAGCTGGCCATTTAATGGGTAAAGCTAACAAAGCTGCCTTGAGTACAGACGGTGGCAGTGCATCGACTGACACTGGTGGTCAAGAAGATGGTGGCAAGCCCAAAGCTGCTAAAGACGGTGTAGGTACTTTGACTGGTAAGTCCAACAAAGCTGGCAATGTTAAAGGTGGAAATGCATTTAGTCACTAAAATATAAATTATTCCTTCAAATTCAAGCTCGGCAATTGCCGAGCTTTTTTTTGTGCCTAAATACTTTTATGTTATGGTTAAAACAATTGTTTGCGGCTATCTTAGAATTCTTTTCTGCCGAAATTAAGAAAGATACAAAATCGTCCGATGCAGATAAAACCCCTGAAAAGTTGAAAAATGCGTGGCGTGAGCGTATACTAGAAACAGAAAGAAAATCTAAAGATGAAAGCAATAAAAACGATTCTACTGATTAGTACCGCAGCAATTCTTATGGGATGCGGATCCACCAAAGTTGTCTTTGTAGACACCCACGCTCAAATGGTTCGTATCGGACCTGATGTAAAAGGTAAAGTGTATGTCCTTAAGAATGGTGAATGGATACTATCTAAAAACAAGATGCATTTACCTGAAGGTTGGTATGCTGGTGCGCTGCCTACTGATTAACCTCTAACTGAGTCAATAAACCCCTTAAGAGGATTGAAAACTGCTGCGGCCGTCTCTATACCAAAAGCTTGTTCAATACTTTTATGCATTTGTTGAGAATACGCCACAACATCCAAATCAACTTGAGGATCGTCTACATTCTCTAATCGCTGTCTAATTCCAAGTTGGAGTACCTGTATTGGATCTTCTCCAAAGTGGCGGCCTTTTTGACCTTCATGTTCATTCAGCGACGCTTGCATAGCACGAAAATCTATATTGGCCTGTTCGGCAGAATCTCCTCTAAGATCCGTTACGAACTGGTCTGATGGTATTCCTTCTTGTAAATACGCTTCAAAAATTAAATTATTCTCTTTGTCCATCCAGCTCATAAGTGTAATTATTTAGTCTAATATATAAGTATTTTATGTCAACTTAGATGTAGTGTGAGCTTGCACGCCTTCGCGCGTAGGAGGACCGGAGTTGCTAACCGGCATTTAGGTTGACTTTTCTATCTCATATGGTAAAATATTATGTATGAGAGTCGATCATTTTGCTTATAGAACACGGGACAGATTTAAAACATCTGAATTTTTACAAAAAGCTCTTGGATATCAAGTTGTTGAAGAGTTTGAAATCGTATTTGGTGACGGGACATCCGCATTATCAATTGCCCACGCGCCTCCGGAAGATCGACCGGTGCAGCATGAAAAATGGACTCATCAGCAAATTGTGTATACCCCTTCTATTCTCGATGAACGTGTTGATGATAGTAATTCAGCTACTACAGTGGAATTTCATGCACCACCTGAAATTTTTGTAAGTGATGGAAAGCCCGGCACTATCGTTGGTGACTGGGTTGCATCTAAAAATGGTGGTAAAGGAGGTCTCCATCACATCGGATATCAAGTCGATGATGTACAAGGCGTAATTGATGAATGGACTAAAAAGGGATTAGCTGAATTTTGTTCTGACATGATTGAAGGGCCTGGGCTAAAACAAGTGTTTACTAAAGAGCATGAACTAACAGGTCTTATATATGAATTTATTACAAGAATAGGGCCTGAAGGCTTGTCATTTAAAAATCAAAATGTTCGAGCTTTAATGGAATCGACATTAAACGCAAATGTAAATTAATATGAGTACAGTAGTAGAACAACCTACGGTAGAAGGTCGTAACTATATTAACGGAGAATTTAATATATATCGCCGCGGTAAAGAAGGCGCAGACATTGTTACTGATGAGTATCATAACATCAACCCAGCAACTGGTGAATCGCTAGGTACATTTCCAAACTCAACTCAAGACGAAGTACTGGCCGCGGTCAATTACGCTAAGGTAGCATTTACTACATGGAAGGCAAAAAGCAGAGCTGAACGTGCTGAGGTTCTTAACAGAGTAGCAGGTTTAATTGAAGAACGACGAAGTGAACTTGCGAGAATTATTTCTCTCGAAACAGGAAAAAATTATAACGAGTCTATCGCTGAGGTAAACGAAGCCTTGCACATGGCTCAATTTGCGTTCGGATCCGGTCGAACCCCGACTGGGGATATTGTTGCATCAGAATTAGCGGAGAAAGACTCCTATATGATCCGCAAGCCTAAGGGAGTTGTTGCGATAGTATCCCCTTTCAATTTCCCTCTAGCTATTGGTCCATTTTGGTGCGCTGCCCCGGCATTAGTTGAAGGTAATACAGTTGTTATTAAGCCATCAGAAGACGCACCTTGGTCTACACAAGCAGCCGCTGCGCTATATCATGATGCAGGTTTACCACCCGGTGTATTAAATGTTGTACACGGTGACGGAAAAGCGGGTGATGTACTAGTCAGAGCCGGAGTTGACCATATCTGTTTTACTGGAAGTGCTGAAGTAGGTCAGCATATTCGTAAAGTAGCAGCTGAGAGTTGGCATAAAACTACTAGTTGTGAAATGGGGAGTAAGTCAGCATGTATTGTATTTGATGATGCTGATATAGACATGGCTGTTGATGCAGCTATTGCTAGTGCGTTTAAGCTTTCCGGTCAACGTTGCGTGTCATCTGGAAGAATGATTATCCAACGAGGTGTATATGATGAATTCTGTGAGAAATTTGCAGCTAAGGCTAGTGAACTAAAGACCGGTAATCCATTTAATGAAGATGGTACTGCTAACAAGGACATGTATTACGGCCCGCTTATCAATAGGCAAGGTTTTAATAAAGTTGTGACATATAATAATGAAGTTATAGCAGACAGTCAAGCTGAAGTACTACTAGTACCAGATTATGATACCAATGGTGATAATGCTTTTTACGCAACACCTTGTGTATATAAGGTAGAATGGCGCGGGGTAGATGCACCGTATTTAAGAAATGAAGTATTCGGTCCTCATGTTGCGCTAATTCCGTTTGATACAGTTGAAGAAGGTGTACGAATTTACAATGATACAGAATATGGGTTAGCAGTTGGTATTCTAACTAACAACTACCGTACAGCGCGCTATTGTAGAGATAACTGCGATGCAGGTATGTGTTATTGGAATGGAGGGTCCATTGCAGCGGAAAGTCATTTGTCATTTGGGGGGGTTAAAAAAAGTGGCAATGGCTTCCCGTCTGCAGCTAAAACATGGCAAGCTGTGACACATACTATGTCGTGGACAGTTAATCACGGTGACGAAATTGCGTTCCCGCAAGGAATGTCAAAATGAGCGGCCATCCAGAGCATAACCTGTATGAACAGCTAAGTAAAGATATGGACTTTCATGAATCAAAACAATTCGAGGCAGATAATCAAAAAGTTGCACTGGTAGATGTAGATGAAACTATTTGTACATATTCAGATAAACGTCAGTATGATTTAGCTAAACCCATTCAAGAAAATATTGATAAAATCAATAAACTATATGACGAAAACTGGTATATAATTTACTGGACAGCGCGTGGTGGATCTGCAAGCTCTAAAAAAGCTGGCAGGTGCTATTGGGAATTTACAAACAAACAATTAAAGTCATGGGGATGTAAGTTTCATGAACTATCGACAGGAACAGCAGGTAATTATAAAAAACCACCTAACGATCTTGTTATTGATGATAAAGCAAAGAGAATTGAGGAGTTAGATTAGCATGGCAAAAAAGCTGTTTGTATATGATCGAAAAAGTGTAAAAAAGAAAACTCATCAAGGGTGCAGTAAACGCAGTAAAGGTTTGAAAAAATATCGCGGGCAAGGGGGCCCTCGTAAGCGATGCAAAGTATATAAAAAATGAGAGCAGTAATAGTAGGTATGGGTAGAATGGGTACAGCTATTGCATATGCAATGGATAAACTCGGTGCTAATTTAATCTGCATGGATACTAATCCTGATGCTCGAGCAAACATGCCACAAACCGATGTCGCTACTCATGTATTTTTTGATGTTGAATCAGCTGAGGATATAATATCACAATTTGGAAAGTTTGCTACTCCAGATATAGTTATTAGCAGTTTACCGTATCACCAAACTAAGCAAATAGCACTGTGGTGTATTGATAATGGTATTAGATATTGTGATCTAGGTGGGCGAGTTGATGTATCAGCTGAGATTAACAAGCACGCTACAAAGGCAGCTAAGGTACCGATATTTACTGACTTAGGACTTGCACCAGGATGGGTTAATATCTTAGCAGAACAAGGTTATAAGCGAGTCTATGATGCAACTGACGTAGAAATGATGGTTGGTGGTATACCTCTTAATAGACCCAAAGGTCCCTTGAAGTACTTTATGACATGGTCCTTAGACGGACTACTAAACGAATACAGAGATGACTGTGAAGTATTAGTTAACGGTGAAATAGAAACTGTTCCTGGATTATCTCACCTTGAGGTAGTAGATCCTGATTGGGAAGGCTGTGTAGGTCTTGAATCCTTTTGTACTAGTGGAGGTGCGTCACATACAACACGCTCTATGCAAAAAAGAGGTGTAAAAAATTGTACATATAAAACACTTCGTTGGATAGGTCATCATGAACTTATAGACTTCTTCATGAATAAGTGTAACTATAGCAATGAACAGCTGAAGCATGTACTTGAAATAAGTGCAAATTATGAAGAATATACTAAAGATGTGGTTATCATAATGGTAAGTGTTAAAAACAATAGTGGGTTGGCATGGAAAAAAGAACACGTAATTGAATGTGATGATAAGTTTAGTGCAATGCAGAAATGTACAGCATTTCCTATTTCTACTATAGCGTCAATGATGGCAGAAGGCATTTTTGACGACAGAAAAGACGAAAAGCGAGGGTATTATATAAATTTACCCAATATTCTAACATATTCAGACATACCTTTTGATGAATTTAATAAGCGATTGGCTAGCTTGTTGAATAAATAATTACATGAGTTGGATATTAGAACATAAAGACGCATTGATTGGTATTATTACCGGAGCAGTTGCCGTTGCTTCAGCAATTGCAGCTCTAACACCTACCCCAAAAGATGATACATGGGTTGGTAAAATCTATAAACTAGTCGATCTACTTGCCCTGAACGTTGGTAAAGCTAAAGATAAAAGCGAATAAGCTTCTCTAATTAGTTTTATCGAGCCCCATGAGTAATATTACTCTTGGGGCTTTCTCTGTTTGTTTTGATAAATATTTGTATATCATGCGTTTTGATGACCTACAATTTTTAGTCGAATCATTGGATTCACAGTCAGTGTCAGACGACGTAATAACAGAGCACCCATTAATGTCCGATATCGATGGATTGTTTGATTTCAATACTGGTAATAAAGCTAAATTTGACGATAAATTTCGACCGGATGGTACTCCAAGAGCTCGTCACATGAAAGGAATGACAGGTATAGATAGATCTACTGGGCAAAACTTAATACCTGATGTTTATAAAGTTGACCCGACAGCAAACAGTAAAGTTGAACAGCTACGTAAACAACAAACAGGTATAATAGTTCTGAACGGTAATGACATCAAGCATATTGTAAGTACATATAATATAACAGACCTGACACCAGTAGAACCAAAACACTTAGGTAAGACAGGTATTACCATTTTTTATAACCCTAGCATGCAAAAATATTGTATTAAAAAATAATGGCAGACACTCCACTAAATCCAAACGCTTATTATGGTGCCGGTGGATTGAGATATCCCGATAAAAGTCTCAATCTATGTGAACGTGACAATTACTATAACTGGCTTGATGAGCAAATAAGCATATACGGTCAAAAAGTAGATTACTATGTTAACACATATTCACTAACTGGTCACGACTTTATATATGGTGAACATCCAACTGCACAATTCAACCAAGCAGTTGAGGTTATTATGATGATAGATTTAACTGAAGACTCTGTTTTGTTCAGTAAATTTGGAATAGAAAGTGATGATGACCTTACAGCATATGTTACGATCTCATCATTCTATAGTTCTTTTGGTGCAGGGGCAGAGCCAAAAGCTGGAGACGTATTTAAATTAACCGAATATGGTAACAGTAGACCAGGTGATAGAGATGGCAAATTATTTGAAATAACAGAACGGTTAGATCAAGACAATTCAACTATTAATCCATTAATGGGTCATTATGCATGGCAAATTAAGGCGAAACGTGTTGACTTTACATTTAGGCCAGGCTTAACTGGTGAAAAGGGTTCAGATCAAGTCCATGACGATACATTTGCTGGTAGAGTATCAGGATATACCAATGATGGGTCTGATGCTAAGAAATATGATGATAATGCTGATACAGCAGGTAAGAGTGTATTTGATTACACTATTCGAGATGTTGACGACGACGTATATGGTGACTATTTTTAACCGGTACTGTTTTTATAAAACTTATCGTAGTCAGGTAGCTGTTGACCTAACGCATTAGCTATACATAAATCAGCTTCACGTGACGTTTTAAATTTCAGCCCTAACGGTTCACCAGTATTCTCATTAACAAACAAATATTCATATACACTTTCAGTATTATTATATCTGACAGACTGTAAACTATATGGCTGTTCGAATTCAAATGGTGTTGAGCTTTTGATGGATCTAATAGGTTTTGCTGTTACACTTCTAGGACCGCTAGTCTGTGCTGGTGCTGTAGCAGCCACATATACTAATGTACCTATTATATAATGCACGTTATTCTTTTTTATCTTTAAGACATTTAATTTGAGCTACCATTGCTGGTGTTTCTTCGTCAATATATTTTTGTAAAGCCAATGGCTTCATCCATGTCTTATTTTTGTCGAGGTCAATCTTAAGTTGTCGAGCTTTTTTATCAATTAATTCAACTCCTTGTAGTAAGCTTGCCCATCGGCTAGCTTCATACAAAGTAAGAGTTATATCGTCGTCTATCTCAACTGGCTCTGACACATCAATATTAAGTGCTTTTTCTATCTTCATAACTTGTTGCTATTTGGCGAACTGTATCACCTATGTACCCGTATATTATAGTGATTATCAAATTTACGTCAAGCTTTATTTTCATTGTCTTCAATACATCCAATCCAGCAATGAAAATGTTCTCAGCTGCACTGATCTTACATAATTGCTCCTGTCGCTCCTCGACTGATTCAATCTTATCATGAATATCGTCTCGTATACCTTGAAAAATACATTTAATAACAACATATAATACTTCCGTATACTCATCATTGTCTAGATTTCTGTTTCTAGACATTAATTTCCCCTTATTATATTGCTTATATAAGAACGGATCTAAATTCTTAAGTATATCGACTTGAGCGTCAACAGTTTGATTATAACGTACAATCTTAGACTGACGTGCAACAGGTTGTACCGGTGTTGACTCAACAGTTTTGAAGGTCTTATCCCAAAACTCGCTTTTTTTATGTTGTGGGTCCATTTATTCTAATAGTAGTTTCTAAATCAACTGGGTTGGTTGAAATTACAGATTCAACATCTATATAAACAGCATTTATTTTGTCGCAATGCTCACATTCGAACCGATTATTTGTATCAAATCGAATAGGTACAAGATTACCTTTACCACAAGATGCACAAGGTATTACTGCTGACTGTTTTGTAAGATCTGCAATAATCTCTCGTTCTTGCTTTGACTGAGCTTCTGAAAATTTTCGATGCTGTATGTATTGAAAAACATTCCATCCAGCAATTTGAATTACAGTCAAAATGAGAAAGGAGCTCCAAAAGCTAATGTTGAAATTGGTTAAGAAATATGCAACGCTGGTGCTTATTAATGCTGTAATGCCTATAGATCGTAATACTTGTAATGTCACTATATTATTATAGTCTATTCCTTTGCAGATTCAATGGAAAAAGAATCTACGTCATCTGCAATGCTACTTACAATTTCCTTTATTTGAGATACTTTTCTCGACATTACTTGTAATTTGTTAATAGCCTTTTCTTTACCATCTAAAACAGGATTCTCTTGAGCTAAATCGAATGCTTTTTGGATATGACCTGCTTGTACTATTAAATCTCCAATTAATTCTGTCAACATTTGTGTTGAATGTGGCATTCCTTGAGGTGCTGTTACGTGATTTGGATGTTGATCGTCGTTTTTCTTAAGTAAATCAACAAGCGTTAATTGTGATGCGCCGTGAAAGCGCCCGGATATCCCAGTAGCCCATTTGTCTGACATAGCCTTCTGATCTTCGGTGACCAATTGAGCTAGTTGATTAAATGAAATTTTATTATCTGCCATAATCACAATTATTTATTAACAAAAAGGTCATAAATGAAATAAATAATTATGAACTATGAGTATTTTCGAAAAAAAGTTTATGACGTTACTGGAGCAAGGGCCAGAGGCAGCGGCTGTGGCAGAACCAGCTATAGATGAGGTACCGCCAGGTGGTGAACCTACCACTGACACGGAGACTGTTCAAGCATTAGATCAGAGTCCTACTCCAGACAATCCTGTACTTAACTACAAAAAAGAACAAAGTGCTCAAATGACTGGTACCATTCAACAATGGATTGATCAAATCAGTCAGTTCAATCAATTTTTAAACGGGCTTGACAATGCGTCGATGCAAGCACAATTAAACAATGCAGATTGTGATACCCTCTTTGCTGATGTAAGCAGAAGTGAGACAAAGAAAATCTCTAGAGTCGCACAAGATTTAAGCGCATTAATTGAATCACTTAAAGGATATTTACTGTCCGCAGAAGATAATAACCAGTAAAAGAATAAATAATTACGATTATGGAAAACGAAGTAAATTGGACAAACAACGTTAATGATACGCAAACTGATGCCACTATTCAATTCTTAATTAATAATGTATCTCACGAAGGGGCAGGTCAGACCGTTATCACAGTTGATGAATTCGTACAAACCGATCCGATCGATGGTAGCGTTAACTGGAAGGTAGGCGACGAATTTACAATTGCTGGTAATGCTCAAGTTTACACCATTACAGTAATCGGATTTACTGGTTCTGGTGGTGATCTTACAATCGAGCGCAAAGGTGGAGTAGCTGGCGGATTAGCAGCTCAAGCTAATAACAATGTAGTTTGTTCGAAAGAAGATTCCTACAAAGGCAACCAAGGTAGTGCTGAGAATCACTTAAGACTTCGCAACATGGGCATTATTTAATTTGTCCTAATATAACCTGAGCTTTTAACCCCGTATATGTATTATCTAAGATAAATTTGTACGGGATTTCGTTTATACCGAGACCGACAGCCATATCGTTAGTATCTTTGAACCTCTTACCGTATTCCTCTGGCCATATAAACACTGCTTCTCCTTGCTCAATAAGATTCTTGGTCTTTATGTTACTAGCTCGATCTTGCCATTGAGAATCCAAAACCCACACCTTACTATGTAACGGAAATTTTTGTAACTGACTTTTTTGTTTACTGTTCATTGATGAGTCACTATTTTCCTGTATACCAGCAACAGCAACACCATTCTTTACAAAACATGCATCGATAGGCCCTTCAAATATAAAGATGTGATCTATATCAGGATCAATACGATTAATATTAAATAACGTCTTTTGACTGCCGGTTTTAGATAGATATTTTGGAAGTTTTTCTGTCGATATTACAACTCTGCTTTGATAAAATGCAATAGTATTATCTAAATCATAAAATGGTAATACTAATCTATTTTTATGCACGAAATCTGACAAGCTTAACCACATACTCTTAGGCCGATTAACAGCTCT